TAAACTTATATGTAATTTTGTAACAAGTATGGATGGAGCTCTTTTCAATTAAAATACGGTGCACTTTTCAATTAGTATCTACACATATATGTAGTAAACTGTGGCATTGCCTCCAAAAAAGGCTTTTAAACTACATAAATGCTATCAAAGCAAAAAGGCGAAAGAGAGGGGTGGGCAAGCACGCCCCTCTCTTTTTTCATCCTACATCCATCAAGTCGAACAATGTGGGTGCGCTGACTTCCATCTCCGCCTCATACAGATATGAAAGACCGTCTTTCCAGTAGTCGTAATTAAGTTCGGTTGACAGACCTTTCCTCCCCAGATTGATAGCGCAATAGGGAACGGTGCCGATACCTCCGAAGGGGTCAAACACCAGTTCACCCCTGTTTGAATACCGTTCAATCAATCTTTCGACAATATCTAACTGAAGGGGACAAATATGATTCTGCCGTTTCTTCTGCGACTGCTTGGTATTGAGCGTGCGCATACGGGTGACATCATCCCATATCCAATCTTTCTTGCTTACCGGGTCAACGGCCATGAACGTTTTAGGCAGCTTTCCGTATGTTTCCAATTCCTCAGCGAATGATACATGTTCCTCGTAGTTATATATATGCTCACGTTCGTAGTTCCTGAACAGATGGCGTATCTTATCTATTCCGGCTCCTTTCATGTCCTCATAGCTCAATAGAGAGTTACCAGAAGATTTCCAACTTGCATGGGCATCTATCTGCCAACGGGCCAACGAATATTCGCTTTTGTTCTTGGTCACCGGCAAATCAGCATAGGCCCGTGAGGTGTCAGAAGGAAGCTTGCGGAAAAGAAGGACATACTCAGGACAACCGATACCCATCTTTGAACCGTCCTTGCACATCTCCGTATATCCAAGCCGATAAGTCTGGTTGTTCTCCCTTACCACATCCGTATCCACCGTGATGCGCCCCATGTAGCGGAAACCGTGTTTCATGTAGTGGAATACAGTCATTTCACTGAACGGGTCGATGGTGGGCATACCGTCACCAGTGGCGTTGCCGAACAAAACACGGTCTTTCACATGAATGCAAGCTAACCTACCGGGTTTAAGAATACGCATAAGCTCCGGTGTAAGATAATCCATCTGCTCGAAGAACTTGCCGTTGTCCTCATTATGCCCGAAGTCATTATAGGTCGGAGTGTACTCATAGTGGTTGGAGAACGGGATGCTGGTTACAATCAAGTCCACCGAATTACTTTCCATAGTCTGACATTCAAGAACATTGTCGTTATTTATGGCCCTCCAAAGTTTACCGGACTTTTCTTCCCGGCTGGCGAACATCCACCGCATCATCTTTTCCTCTGCCTGTAAACCGAACAAACCGTTCTCGCGGACTATATCGGTCATCTTGGCTACCATCTCCCGATGTTGCGCCCACTTCTGCATGAATGATTTGAATATTTCACCTTCGCTTTCGGCATACACCAAGTAAAGGTCTACGGGATGCTGCTGCATGAAACGGTAGATACGGGCTATTGCCTGGAACTTGTCGTTGAAACGGTAGTCGATGAACATGATTGCCTTATGGCAATGGTACTGGAAGTTCAGACCCTCACCAAGCATCTCCGGTTTGGCAGCCAAATACTTCAGACGGCCGTCCTTAAAGTCCGCTATCACTTCGTCGGCTTCCTCATCATCCTGCGAGCCGTACACAGCCTTACATCCGGGTATGGCATCACACAAAGCCTTCCGTTCATTCTCCAGGTCATGCCATAAAAGGAAATGGTCGTCTTTGTTTTCAAGACGGTTAATGATTTCCACCACACGGGCAATCTTTTCCTGCATGTTGTCCCGACGTTCTTTCGCTGCATCGGCAAGTCCGAGAGCAGCCTCACGGAACATCTTCACTTGTCCGTCACGGTCAGTTCCGGCTGTGGAGTTATCAACACTAACCACTTCTTCATGTACACGCAGTTCCGGCAATTCATATCCGATATCGGGATAACCAAGGTCGGACGGTTTGGTGAGGAACAACGCCCATGTACTTACCCACAACCAGAACTCCTTCTCCTTGTGCGGATAAAGGGTAAGGTTGTTCGCCTTCGTGCTGTCACGCTGAAAGAAACGGGTAAGCGCCTGCCCGGTATCCATCACACCGAGATAACCGGCATAATGTATCAGCTCCTTGTATCTGTTGGGCGATGGCGTGGCGGTGGCGACAAAGCGGTAGGGAACATCCGCAAACAAGGGAAGGAACTCCTGGTAGGTCTTGGTACCGAAACCACGTAATACGCTCGCTTCATCCAATGATGTTACGGTGAAGTAGGAAGGATCTATTCTCACTCCGTCCTCTCCATCACGGACACGCTCGTAGTTCGTTACTATGATATCAGTCGGGCATATCATCACATCAGCCATAGTTCGTACATAAGTCACTTTCATGTGCAGATGTTGTTCCGCTTGTGTAAGGAACTCAACCACTACACGTTTGGGACAAACTATCAGCCCTTTGCCGCCTTTGTGTTTCAGAACTACCCGAAGTATCTCCAACTGAGTAACGGTTTTCTGCATACCAAAACTGGAGAATATGGCACGGCAACCACCGGACACCGCCCAGCGAACAGTATCTTTCACATGGGGATATAACGACGGTGTCAGTTCATCCGGATTGACCTCGAACCCGGTCTGACGGCTGATGGCCATCTTGTCTTTCAGAAATTCTATATATTCTTTCATGCTGTCATTCGTTGTTTAATTAGATTTATATTCTTCTCCACAAGACCAATGATACGATTGTGATAAGGCGAAACACCATTGCATACCGCCCTTGACTGCTCTACTTTCAAAGTTTTCAAATTCAGTTCCACAGTCTCGATGCGTTTCCCTTCGGTGTCCTTTGCAGAAAGTATCAGAGAATCCGGCCTCTTGTAATAACCATTGTCATATACGCAATGGTGCATTGCCGCACCTTCTTCCGCTATCTCGGCAACACTGCTTATCACCGTCACCATTATCTCACCGTCACCGAAGCACACACCGAAGAACTTCCCTTTGTCTTTCTTGTACACTTCTTCCCACTTGGCTGCCTCCTTGTACTTTTCCTCCAAACTCCGTTTCGCTTTCACCTTGCGTTTACGCTCCATCATCTTGTCGTGTGCTTCCATAAGGTTAGGCGGACAAACATATTTAGCGTTATGGGTGTCGAGGTTAAAGTATGCCAATGCTTCCAGATAGTCGAACCATAGGGAAGCATCCTGAACGATGTAATGATTCCGGTTGCAGATGTTAAGGGCATGCCGGAAAGGTATCTCGTAGTTATCCTTACGCAACATGTATTCAAAAACGGACAACTGCCCGGTCTTTACCAAAGTCTCGGCTAAGGGGTTGGTAAGCAGCTGGCAAATAGTATCCACAACAGAAACCCGTGCCATCTTCAATAATCGCCCCATCCAACCGTTGCGCCGGAGCAAGGGAGTGACTGATGCACGCGGATAGAGAAAATTTCCCGTCACATCAAAGACATCGTTCATCTCGTAATACCCGGAAGCACTTCCGTTGTGCTGCTTAACATCTGTCTTGCTATCGTAATCCCAACTGAAATGAAACGGACTACGAGTATATTTTTTCCCAGTAATCACCTCCTTACCATCAGCAGTTATCCAATTCTGGAATACCTCATGGATGTACATACGGGTATCGCAACCGTACACATTATCACGCAGCACATCGAATGTCCGTACTACCATCATGTCATGGAAGGATTGCACTACCGAATAGAGCTTTTCTTCGGAATTGGCCTTCCTGCCATGTCTGTGTTCCAAATTCAATGATTTCCCGCAGTTCGGGCAATAATGGGTTTCCATCTCCAGAGATACTGCCAGCATAGGCTTGCTCACACGGTCGATATACCCACAGCACTGGCACCACACCTCACCTTTCTTCAAATAGTAGCCTATTTTTGGAAACAGAGAAATGGCATATCTCCGTTGCGCATCCGTCAATGGCGGCAACTTGCCTGCCAATGCCATTGCGTGCTTCTCTAATTTCGTCCTCGGTTTCATTGTCCTATCAATGGTTTACACAGTTCAACAACTCTCTTGCAATCTTCCATATCGAACATACCAATATGACAAACTTCATGTGGTATGTTCAGTTGGTTTGTTGTTTTCCTTGCGAAGTATTTTGATTTCATTTCTTCAAGAGCTATGGTAATTTTGATTTTATTTCATTAATAAGTTCTTCATTGGATATGCAATAGCCAACATTAACTACATCACACAAATGCCTCTTTAAATCGGTTGGATTATCAAATTCAATAGGCTGTTTTCCAAAAGGGGTAATGCAACATTCTTTCTTATATACCTTATGCCCTCGTTTTTCTATTTCTTGAATCAAATCTTCATCAGAGGCTAAATCCATAAAATCATCGAAGTAATCATCCAAATATACATCCACATCGGCTGTAACTGTAATATAATCCCTCTTTTTATTCATATATGCTTTATTTTAAGTTCAACATTCACCGGCTTGTCTTTCATCGTGAAGAAAGCGTCAAGCAGCTTCTCCTTGATTGCCTTCAAAGGCTTTGTCAGTATATGGCTCTCTACTATTTCGAGAGGTATCCTCCTGTCGCTATACGTTATTAGGGACATGGAAATTATGATGTAGGGCTTCATATTCTTTCACTATCGGTTTACATAAATCAACAACTCGTTTACAATCCTCCACACCAAACATTCCTATGTGGCAAACTTCATGTGGTATTCCTAATTGAATAGATAACCACAAATAAGCTTTATTCCTATTTGAAGTGTTGGGGATATGTTTCTTCCAAATTTTATTGATAAGATTGGTCTTAGCTATTTGGTCAAAGTAGAAGTGGGCTTCTTTCTTGGCTTCCCTTAGTTCTGTATTTGCCAGTCGTCCTAACGCTCGGTCTGTACCCTTATGCACACCGACATAAGCCATACAATCCCAGCATAGATATATCATCCCGTAAGAACGTCCATAAATAACAGAACTATCCACATATTCGGTACGATTACCACAATAAGGGCAAATCTTACCAGACAGAATACAATCCATAATTTAGAACAATGACATCTGTTGTACTTCAGTTTCTCCTTTCCTTGCTCGTGACGTTTTTTTCCTAAGCGATGCATATTGCTCTTCGGTCAAACGTTTTATCGCCGCTTCACGAGCCGCTTTCTTCTCCTCTTCCGTCAGTTCTACGGGTTGAAATGTGGAGATGGATGCACGGGTTCCAGCAGGCATCTTGCTCACTTTGATGTCATCCTCATCATAATAGTGGATAGCCATCCCGAATACCTCCTCGTCTGTCATGGCCACGGCAGAGCCCCGTTTCCGTGCCTCTCCCATGATGTAGGAACAGCACTCATCCAAATTCTTGTTTTCTTTTGCGTAGGACTTGGCGAACAGTTCGTCAGTCCTAGCACGTCCGTCAAGATGATTCTTGATTACGTCCTTGAAAGTTTTGTTTTCCATAATTGCGTTACAAATAACTCCTTAAACAATAGTCCGCTATCCAGTAGCAGACAAAATAAAAAGCGGCATATACTGCCAGGATTGACAGAATAGTCGCTATCAGTTTGGTCTCTTTCATTTCAAATTCAGTTTTGCCCGTAAGTCGTCGGGCGGTTGGTGATTCCGTTTTACCGGAGCTTGTTGTTCCTCCAAAGCTTGGTTATTGCGTCGACGAATGATAATATCCAGTTCATCTGACCGTTCCCGAAGAAATTTCCGAAATGCTTCGCCAACGGTTATCGTGTCGAAGTAACCGTAGAATTTCCCGTATCTGCCCAACTTGAACCGTGCTACAAACAAGATAAACTCCGTCAGTTTAATGTAGTGATACTGACCAACGAACAGCCCAGAGAACTCATTCAAGGCATTTTCATCGGCCCCCTCCTTCGTGGAAGAAGCAAAATCAATGGTCAGTAACTGCGTCTTTACCCACAGAGACGAGGAACCATATCCGTACATCCGTTCAAGGTCTGACAGCGTGGGGGACTTCTCACTGTATGCTTTCTCAATATCGGCAAGAAGTAGCGGTTGGAGTGATGTCGAATATACGGCAGAAGCCTTACTAAAGGTCGGGTATTTCTCCTTGATGGCTGATAGCATTACTTCCCTGTTCGATGGCTGCATATTCGTCAAGGAGGTTTCTTGCCTTTGCTGCCTTATCAGCATCCCGATTGTTTTGTCTTTGGGCTTGATTTTCTGTTTTTCCATTGTCCTGTTGTTTTTTCTCGATTATCCAAAGATTGGCCCGACTGTCCCAACGTTCCACCTTGGCACCGGTAGCAGTTTTCCAACCGAGACCGGAAAAGTGATTGTAGAAAATATCCGCTTGCAGTTCCCAATCGGGAAGTTTATCCCGGAAATATTCCCGCACTTCTTCGGCGGTAGGTGGAATGAACTCTACCTTGGGTTTCGGAGGTTTCTTTTTCGGAGGTTGGTCCGGTGGGAATAACTCGCCAGAATTACCCACCTGTTTTTGTTTATGTTTATGTTTTATTATCTCGGCACCAACCTGCGCACCAACCTGCGCACCAACCTCGGTACCAACCTGCGCACCAACCTCGGTACCAACCTGCGCACCAACCTCGGTAAATTTTACCAAGGTGTACACTACATTCGGGCTTCCATTCTTCGTTTTGAAGTCAATCAATCCTACTTGTTTTAATCTATTCCGAGCATTTGACAAAGTCTTTAGAGAGGCTATGCTAAGGTCTGCAAGAACTTTACCATTGTTACGGTTAAACGTATTCGCCCACCTACAGAGGTTGTTAGTTTCTAACAGGTAGAAATACAAAGCGGTTTCTGTGACAGTTAGCGAATATGCGTTATGTTGCAACCAGAAGTTCTTTATTAGCTCAATATAGTTCATAATAGGTAAGAATTGACTTCATTCATAAACTCAGTAAGAGAATGGCATACCACATATTTATTTCGGAACTTTTCAGCCTCTCTCTGCCATCTTATCTGCTCCTCGCTTTGTTTCCCTTTCGGTCTCTTCATTTCGATGCAAAGAGCGGAAAATCCTTTCTTAGGTACAAGCAGTATCAAATCGGAAACACCCCTTACACTTCCCTCGTACTTCATTTGTGCTCCAGTCCTGGCATCACGCTTTCCTCCGTTGGGAACGGCGAACAACATAAGACTCAAAGACGGGTATTGAATCCGGAACCAAGTCAGACAGCTATGCTGTATCTGACTTTCCGATTGCGGTGTAGTCTGTCTTTTTCTCATAATTTACCTTTGAATAAGTCCATAGCCATATCTACCACATTCTCCTTAACCACATCGTCCGTTCCGGTGACACCGTTAGCTATGCCTTTCTTCCGTTGGATAACACCATACATGTATTCATCAATGGTATTCCTGCCAAGGAAATAGTAACAGTTGACGTTATTCTTCTGCCCATTACGGTGTGCCCTATCTTCCGCCTGCTCACAGTCAGAAAAAGTCCATGGGAACTCGATGAAGGCTACACGGCTGGAAGCAGTCAAGGTGAGCCCGGTACCGCCCGATTTGTAGTTAAGGATAATCAACGTACAATCCGGATTGTTCTGGAAAGCATCCACAGCCATCTGTTTCTGCGTAGCGTTATCCTCACCCGTAACCGTTACAGCTTTGGGAAACATCTTCTTCAGTTCCAACACTACTTCTTTTAGGTAGGCAAAGACAATCAGTTTTTCTCCACCGTCTATCACGTCATGGATGAATTCGGCAGCCGTCTTGATTTTCCCACGTGCAGAGATGGCTTTCAGAATGCCCATACGAACCATTACCTCGCCCCTCATGGACTTGGCTATCTTCTCATCATCCGCATTCTTGTAGACACGCAGATATTGTATGAGGTCGCTTTCCGCTTTCTCATACTCCAACCGCGTAGTGATATCCATCTCAATATACTGACGTGTCTTGTCTGGAAGCTGCGTCAACACTTTAGCTTTTTCACGCCGGAAGAAGCAGGTATTCCAAAGGCGCCAGTTCAGTTCTTTCAGATTGGAGGCTTTCTTCGGCCCATTACAGAAACGTTCGGTGAATGTCTTATACCCTCCAAAATCCTCCAACCGTCCCATTATCTTGAGTTGCTGTATAAGGTCAGTATTGTCATTCACTACCGGTGTTCCCGTCAGTTCAAGAATGAAATCCTTACCTTTACAAATGCCCTCAACAAACTTGCTCTGCTGGGTCTTGGTAGACTTGCACTTATGCGACTCGTCAATGATTACAGACTTGAAAAGGGTTATACGTGGGTCAAAGGTGATTGATTTCAGCGTAAACCGCGTATCATTCTTCACATCCAATACAAAGAACTTTTTCAAGCTCTCGTAGTTAGTGATGAAGATGTCACAACACTTGGTTTCAATGAAGCGCTGCCAAGTATTTTTGTTCTTATCATCAAGGATTAGCGCCTGCTTTCCAGCAAATTTCTTGAACTCACGCTGCCAATTTATTTTAAGTGCTGCCGGACATACAACAAGGCACGGATAGGATTTTGCAATCGTCACCGTGCCTATTGCCTGCAAGGTCTTACCGAGTCCCGGCTGGTCACCGAAGATACACCGTTTATGGGCCAGAGCATAGGCTATGCCCTCCTTCTGGTAATCGTACGGTTCAAGTAGCAATCCGTGGGGAACGGTCAGCTGCGGCATCGGAGCAATGTCAAAACTCATATCGACCTTTCTTTGCTCCGACCGTTGTACGGAACCGCAGAATCCCTGCTGTACCGCCCATTTCGCCATTGTATCAACATACCATTCATCAGCCAAGTCAACCCACCACGCCTTTTCATTGAAAAGATATGCTTTCTTTGCGTTAGCCTTGACTGACGGAATATTGTTCACGCATTTAACCAACATCGGATGATACATGAATTTCAGTTTGAAGCCGTCCGGATATTTGGTGATACAAAAAGGTGCTGCCATATCAAGCTGCCGGCTCTTTAATCTTCACTTTTTTACTTTTGTTTCTCGGCTTCACTTTCTTCCCGTCAATCGTCAGAGTAGTGCCACTCTGTTCCACCACTTGTTTAAGGAACTCATTCGCTTCCTCTTCAAATGCAGCATCTCCCACCGGGTCGGCTGCAATGTCCGTAGGAATATCCCCATCGAACGGAAGTTCCTGCTGGACTACCGCCCATTTCTTAGCGGTAAGATACTGTTCCACCTCATAATTACATGCCTCAATTGCCTGCTGCAGTTCGAATGCATGCTTATATTCCTCGTTCTCATTGTTGAACATGGTAAACGGAGCTATAAGGTTAAGCACCTTCTTACTTTTAAGAAAACGTTTTCCAACCAATACCACACCTTCATTGTCATCCGAACCGCTAACTGTGTAGCCCGTGACCTCGAATGTAGAGAAGATTTCTTCCGGCAGTTCATCTATGGAGTCCTTTCCATCAGCTTCTTTCTGCTCACAGAGGAAAGCAAGGTGAGGAATCAATTCGTTAAACGCTGCACGCAAATCCTTATGGATAAGATTCTTTCCCTCAATGGTTACATTGTCCTCATTCTCGTTCTTGAAAGAGGCAACAAGCGTGTTGTCTTTCGTGATTTTTGCTTTGGTGATATTCATTTCTACCTCCTGTCTTTATACTCGTTGATAAATTCGTTATAGTAACGGTCAGCCGGAAGAGGGAGCGTTATTCCCAGTTCGGCAGCAGCATCGGCCTGAACCTTATTTAGAAAGTCAGTCATCTGTACTGTATTGAGTTTCGATGTGCTTCCGGCAATGACCATTTCTTTTCCTCTGAAATACGAAGTCCTTCTGAGAAAGCGGTTACAATAGTAATCGTGTACATCCTGCTTGTCCGTCCCGGTCTCCTGCTCAATACAAGTAAACCACAACCACATAAGCGCATTCTGTGACAGCGTCCTTGGCTCTGTGAACCTTTCGATTTTTACACGATACCGACCATTACGAAGCTGGGAACACATGAAGTCAAAAGACTTGCTTATGTGTACCTCGCCGTTGACCTTTTCCAGAATTGCTTCTTGTGCCATTACTCTAATCCAAAGATTTTTTTATCAGCAATAATGTCTCGGTTTGCTTCCAAAAACTCTATGAAATGCTCGCAGTGTGCCGTAAGCAGCTTAATCGTCTGTTCATGGTTATAAGTGTAGTATTCCGGGTATTGCGTTCCGCTAATTAGTGGCGTCCGGCTGGTACCGCCCTTCATCTGATAGGCAGTGTACTCAAACGCTTTCACGCTTTCCATCTGACCGGAAGCAATCAGACAGTAAGGATATACATGGCGCTGCCAGCCGTGTTCATACTTGCCAAAATCATACTTAGATGTTGTCTTGATATCATATACAGTATCACGAACGAGCTCATCTATATACCCATAAAGCTCCACATCACCATAGCGAGTGGGAATGACTGCGGACACAAAGACTTGGGACAATGCACCGGAAAAATACTTCGACTGCTCTATACACCAGCTACGGTCAAATAAGAAATTACGCTCTGGCGCGATATCAGTAGCAGGAAAATATACCTGAATGGTATTCGTTTCTCCATCACCGATAATGGTGTATGGCTCCCGTTCGCTTGGTATATGCTTTTTCTTGTGGATATAGCAGTCTATGACAGCATTAAAGGCCGTTCCTTTATCAGCTGCCTCACTCTCAAACGGGACACGGTTTATCGCATCAAGTAGGCTTTGCTTCAGCTCCGCTTCAATTACTTCCGGACTTTTCTTATATTCCCCCGTTTCATTATCGACATTCCAGAAGCTCTCTACTTGTTCATCAGCCCGTAAATACTGCTCGAATTTATCAAGCAGTGACGGGTAGAATCTGTATTTAGGCTGCTGGTTCATACCTTTTGCTGAGTTTGTTAAACTTCAAGCCAAGTCTCTTGCACTTCTCATTGAGCATCATGCCTGCCCGTACCTTGCTGTCAAAGATATGCGTCATGGTGTCTAAAGCTTCCCGAACAGAATTGGCAGATTGTGTATCAGTCACTTGTTCCACTGCGTCACGGATAGCATCAAGAACCGCATCATATTCGGAAGATAGTTCCGTCTGCTTCGTCTGATACTCCTTATAAGTACTGATGATTTTCGTCATGAAATCATTCTCACCCGTTACGGTACCGGACTCATCAATGATAACGGGTATCTTGATACGAGAAGGAAGATTACATGTGTTCTTGCCGTAGAACTTCTCGCACGGGTCAAAAGAAATAGTTCTATCTTTACCGATAGCTTCCATGTAACCAACCAAATCCAACTCCTTAATCAAATCACCGGCAGATGAGCCACCAATCTCCGGACGTATCTGTTTTTCGTCGCCTACTTTCTCCTCCCGTTCATGAGCCACGAAGATAACAGACTTGCCCATGAGGGTTACTTGGTTAACGAAGTTGATGAACATGTTCTTACGTACTCCATAACCCTGCAGGGAAAGGGTACCATCCGCTTTCTTCATCTTCGGATTCGCTGCCATAATCGCCTTATCCATAAAAGAAAGCATCTTTCCGGCAGTATCAATCACAATAGTGGAAAACTCCTTGATTTCTTCGGACGAAAGTACCTGGTTCGTCTCGTCCCAGCTTGTAATCTGGACGGTCGGTACACGATGGGCGGCATTGACACGGTGAATACCGCCGTCATAATCGAACAATACCGGATTGGGAGCCGATAATGCAAGAGTGGTATTATGTGTTACAATAAAGTCATCTGTTATATACAGTTCGTCTTCATTCGACACTTTGATACAAACACATTCAGAATCCTCTATCTTTTCTGCGTCAATTATATATCTTGACGGGGTGACAGGTTTCCATTGCGCAGCCTTCCGTTCTAACGTGAATGGGCATTCGCTCATGTTAACGGTAACTCTATATTCAATCCCCTTGTCTTCTCTTGGATAACCTACTGCTTTAGCGATTCCCCCCAAGGAAAGGACAAGATGAACAAAATCATCCGCAAGTATTCGGCTTGATGTTGAGAAACTGACTCTATTCTTGTTTGCATGCCCGTCAGTATCCATTAACCCGCGTAACAAGGCCAATCTCTGCTCACGACTTCCGAGCTTGTATTCAGAAGGTATAAACTTATCTCCGGAATGAACGTTCAATCCTAAACGTTTTATCTTCTGAATATACCCTTCACCATTACCCCGAAGAACAATACTATATTGTGGGCACTGCGGAGCTTCATTCTTCCGAATAGAATATACACTTGGTAACAGCATCTTGACTTCTTCCAATATTTGATTATCCATATCAGGATTGGAAAACATAGCAACGTTGCCAGTCAAAGAGCCGTCACCAATTAAAACACCCAAAATATACGGGTTTACTTCATACTCCTTTTCCGGATAATCCATAGCTTCTGCAACGGGAATCTCATAACGAGGTATTGCCTTTCTTGTTGTTGATTGTCTGGAAGGAGACAAAGGACAAGAGATACCTTTCGCTATCATTTCCTTTAAAGTCACATTTTTGAATCCCGCCTTTCGGCTATTGCCTGTACTTGACCTCACTGTCCATATATGTTCTTCATCACAATAGGTTATTGCAGAATCATTAGTCATAATCCGATACACCGGCCTTATCCCCTGCGGATAGATGCCAAGAACTTTCTGCACCTTTCCGTCATGCCCCATAACTTCATCGCCGACGGATAAATCAGATAACTTCTTGAATCCAGTTGGCGTTAGAATATTGCAATACAGTGGTTGGGCTTTTCCCATGCCAGGTTGGCCGTAAATCAGTGCTGACAAGGTAGTCTTAACGGTCAGCTCGTTAGGTCTTTTGATAAGTCCCATAATAGAAAATATTAAAGTGGTTAATAAAAAAATAGCCAAAGGAAAGCCCCGAAGCGTATTCTCCGGGGCGCAAACGACAAATACTCCTAATCCTATCCGATTTCGCATTACCTTTCAGATAGAGTCAACGGCTAACCGATGCTGCGCGGATGATTCCCTGCGCTATCTTCGCCCTACTCTCGGACTAAAAGCGGATTTTCTCTCATAAAGGCTTGTAGAAACGGATGGATTCGAACCACCGACCGCCGCTTGTGGTGCTCTCCCATTAAGCTAAGAATCTACTTGAGAGAATCGAACTCTCAACCTTCCACCACACACGGTGCTCTATCCACTGAGCTACGTTCCCAGAATAGGTGAACTATTTTCACAAACCGTTCACCTTGAAACACAAACAAAAAATAAAACACGACAAAACTACTAAATAACCCTCTCTTGGATTGTGGACGTTGACGGACTCGAACCGCCAATCTCCTCAAATGAGTTGTGTTAGCCATTACACCGAACGCCCATATTTGCCTACCATATCTTCACAGACTGGGCAGGCAGGTCAATAAAGTTGCTCCCGGATAGGCGGTCAAGCCACACCGGGATAGTCACTTAAAACAAAAGCAAAATAAAAACTTAAATGAGGACTCTCACCTCACGTTGTCCTTTACAACGGAATTATAGATTAAACAATAAAAAGCTTGTGGACAATGCGGGATTTGAACGCCGCGACCTGTACATGAAACCTTTAAACAATACCATGACAAATTACCAATACTAACTACATGTACCGCTCTACCAAGCTGAGCTAATTGCCCGTGTCTGTCCCTGCTCTCACGAGTAGAGACAACTCCCATGTCTAATTCTAAATCAATCTAATTATGTGTGAAACACTTCCTCCGCTGAGGTCTATATCTTGAACACCTTTTTCAGGACATTGTGATAAAACCAATACGAATACACAAGGCCAAAAAGGTTTATACCATAATTCCAGTCTCCCGTTACCGAGTCTACATCATTAAACATCAATAAACATGGTAGTGCCAATACGTTAAGCAGTAGCACGTTTATAATGATTCTTCTTTTCATTGTTCTTTCCCTTTCTTACTTTTGCAAAGCTCAACACATCCGAAGCATTGTAATAGCTTCTCCCATTAGATTTATACTCAACTCTCACTCTTTGAGTATTTACCAACACTCTTAACCTGCCCGGACCTCCTACTATTTTTTCAGATTCTCTCTTTGGAAAAGTGCGAGAATCCATAATAGTGAGGATGTCTGCCAATCTCGCCTCCGCTGTCCCGTCAATCAACATGGAACTGCGTAAATCACCATTCACTTCGTATATCATACCGTTAAAAAATAAAGTCGTTATTATTCTTTCGGCCAGTCCTTATATATCGCATAGCTGTCCGTACCCGTGATGGTATTCTCATTCTCCGTAAATCAATATCATTGCAAGTGACCTGCATCAATAAGAATAGAATGGAGAATAGGAATTCAAGCCCGTGTCTGCGTAATTCCTTCAAATCAAAATCACGCTTAAGCCTATCGCAAATCATATACAGAAGCAGTTCCGTATCTTTGGAAATACCCAACTTCCGGTATATCGTTCTTTTCTGGGTCTTGACAGTCCAAACCGATTTATTCAGATTGCCCGCCACCTCCTTGTCGGCAAGCCCCTTGCAGTACTCATTCGCGACAAGCAGTTCCGTAGGAGAAAGGGAAATCATCATGCGACCCTTTCCACATCAAAAATACCTTTCCTCTTGTCAACCTCCCCTACTTTCCAGTCAGCATCCTCAACGCAGAACTCCAATCTCAATCGGGGGATAATTGTCCCCTTTATGGAATTATACGCCTTAACCGGAAAAGTTAGAACTTCCCCTACCTCCATATCTCTCAAAGCCGGAGTGTAGTTTTCTGTGATTATTCGCTTTTTCATCGCTATAAAATTTTAATGATTAGTATTTGAGCTCTCCCGAGCCAATCTGATTGGCGGCATCACGCTTTATTCGGGAGATTTACTTAACTTTGTATTGCCACATTTAAAATTAAGTAAGTATGAGTAAATTCATTGAAATCCCTGTTAACGGGGAAAAGTGCATCATCAATCTTGATGCAATTCAGAGTGTATGTCCTCTAAAAGGAGGTGGGTGTGAAATCTACTTCCTTGAAGGAGCCTTGAAGAGTGTCAAAACCCAATTTCCATATTCCGAGTTACTAAAACTCATTTGGGTATAATTACTTCTTTTCTGTATATCGGGATTGAGAACAACTTGATAATTACTATGCAAGGTTCTCTCCCGGTATCACTCTTACTGACAAACCCGCTATTTGCAGGAAGTATTGTCACTTGCTTTTCTATAATTGCTTTCATAAGTTCGTTTTTACTCACGTTTATTAAATTATTTACTCCCCTCTCTATAGTTCATTCAGAAGAAACGCATCTTCACCATTTTCTGTCTTCACCTCTGTAATTAGGGTATAAGCTGTAGAAACCAATTGAAACATCTCAGGGTGTCTCCTTATGAGTTTAGTATTAAGGTAATTCCTCCACCCTTTGTGATAAGCATAATACATCAAAACACCTCATTTATTCCACACACACGTTATTATTACTCTTAGGGAGGTATGAATAGATTTAAGTTTATCATCATTACTCATTTCAGTTTTAATTAATGTTTGTGCCCCAATAAGCTCTCTCTGCTCTTCTCACCGGAGTTATCAGCTACTGTACTTCACTGCATGACCGTTCGGGGCATGTCGGCTTCCTATTTCGCACCGTTGCAAATCTTTCGCTCGTTCTGAACTTCCATTCAGACATCATCGCAAATTCTTGCTACTCCGGGTATCTCTCGCGTCCTCTATGCTGGGATTGAGGGTAAGCGCCAGTATCGCTTTCTGGAACGGATTACTTAGGGCAATCACTCCATCTCGTTCTCCGTCTCCCATCAAAGGGTAGGCTCAATGACCGGACGGAGAATCTTTCAATTCGCCCATGCAAGGCTTTGCACGCCACTTGCGCAAGTATTCATGTTAAGCGTACAGCTGTTCTGCATGGTATATGTAGCTGCCTTTTCTGCGAATAATTATCTTAATCGCCTACGTAACGGGAACCGAAGGCTCCTTTGCTGTTCTGATTGTAGTAAGCTGAAGCTGGAGCGTTGCAGTAATCATAAGAACTTCTTCTTTCCGGTCGTACCAAAGCTGCTTTCATTACTTCTTTCTCAGCCTTTCTTGCTTCTTCATCAGAAACACGTTTCTTTTCGTTAGCCCAAGCGAGTTTCAAGCAATCACCGAAAGTCTGTACACCGTGAGTAAGCTGGTATAGCTTGAAATACTTTCTGTATATCTCGTGAGCCGCTTTCATAATCTTGTGTAAATCGTACTTTTTCATTGTCTTACTCCTTTTTAGGTATGTTGTTTTTTTGGTTATCTCACTCAAACTTCGCATCTTTGCTGCTGTTGTCGTTGTTGACGTTGCAAATATACTATCATTTTTGATTATAACAATCAATTATGATATATTTATTAGTTAATAAAATATAATATGATTGTATGACCTTAAGAGAATTGCTGAAAGAAAAGGGAATAGCCTATAAAGTTGTATCCGATGCCTTAGGTATTCACCCCAACAATATGCCACGATATGACGACTTAATGAAGCGTAGCGTAGAAGAGGTGATGATTATATCTAAGGCAACGAATATAGACCTATCAGAATTGATTGGAATTTCATTACCAAGACAATCAGAAGTACCAACCCCCATCACCAACGAACGCCTGTTCTCCGTCATAGAGAGCCAGCAACGTACCATCGAGAACCTTTCAAAGAAATAACTATGGGGAACTGGAGCGAACAACAAGCAGTAAAGCAAGAACGGAAAGAAAAAGATAAGACTAGACGAGACAAACTCGCAGGATATTTCTTCGACTTATCCAAACTTTCTTTCGCTGGGTTGGTCATAGGAATTACACTACCTTTGTTCTCTGACACCCAAAACGCAACAATGTGGCTCGTTGCTATGTTTGGAATAGTATTAACCGTATTGTCGGCATTGCTGGCAAACAAAATATTAAAATAGTATGGAAGTATTAATATTCGTTTTCGCAGTAGGAGTAGCAATAGTAGGCGGTATTTACCTATGGACATTCACCAAATCAGGCAAGAAGTGGCTTGCAAGTCTGTAATTATTGCATCCTTTCAAATAGACAGCCGTCAGAACGAACCCATAGAGGTTAAGAACTGAAAGGGTGGTAGAAATACTACCCCTTTTTAAATTTGCAACATCAATAAATCAAAGAACTACTCCTTTTTAGGTATTACTTTAATTTTGCCAACTCAACTATTTTTCATTATTTTGTAGTCGTTGTTGACGTTGATGTTGCAAAGATACTATATTGAGAATTAAAAACAACTATATTGATTATTATTTCATACTATATTTACTATTTTTAACCAAATCCATACTACAATGAGTATAGCAGAGCGATTACAATATATTGTCGAAGAGTTATTTGACGGAAACAAAGCCGCCTTTGCACGTGCTATCGGAATAGCCCCTACAAGCATATCTAACTACTTAGGAAAGGACAGAGCTTCTAAACCATCAAGTGATATACTTGAAAAAATAGTCAATTCAGTAGAAAAGGTTAATGCGTACTGGTTATTAACCGGAAAAGGAGAAGCATTCTCTCAAAATAATCAATATAGTACAAATGAATCATATATTGATTCAACCCATAATGTATCCGAGTATATAGAGTGCATTCAAAATCTTTCTGAAGCCAGTAAGAAAAATGCAGAAGCCAATATACTCAATGCAGAGGCCAACAATAGGAATAGTCAGAACTTAGAAAGACTTATTCAACTCATTGAGAAGAAATAAAATATATCGACATTAAATCAATACTATAATTATGCTATTTAATATATACACATACCAATTCAAACCTATTTATCAAACAAGAACCCTATTTTGCGATCCAGATTTAGAGGCTGAAAAAGCAATGAAGAGTAAAAACTTGGTATTTGCAAAGGCAATAAAAGAAAGCATATTTATATATCGTAACAAAAAGCATAATGTACAATTCATTATTAATGCCAATGATTTTTTTATTTTTAGAATCTCTAACCCTAGAAAAATAAAAATAGAAAAATCCTTCCAAGTTAGTGAAGAAATTAATGAGCCTAGTGTATTTGTTATTATTTACAATGACAAAGAGGTACAAAGAATAGCAATTCAACAAGATATATCTGCTTTTACTGACACGAATGTTGTAGCACAAATCATAGCAAACTCTATAAGACAAACATTACAAGATTCTTTTTTACAAATCACAATAAGAAAAGAATTTAGTAGAAATGAATTTTGGGATATCATTAATGAAAATGTAAATATGATAACCAGTGTTACATTCCAATTTGATTATCCTAATCTACCAAGAGTTCGGTCACTGATTTCTGACATGCTAAAAGATACCAGTATAAAAACCAGAAGTAATAAAACAACACTTGCTTTTGAAGCTGAAAAAGATAAAACACTTTGCATAGATGAAAATGACATAGATATGCAAGAACTAAACAATGGAGCTGCAGATTGCGGTGCTCAAGTTTCTATAGGAATAAAAGGCTTTAGAAAGAAATTAAAGACTGGTCACAGCAACAAAGAAATAGAATTAAGTGAATTACAAATTATAGGAAATCCAGAAGACATAAAAGAGATTATAAAAAATATAGTATAATAATGAATCGGCTTTTAAAAATAATAGCATATTCAGCAATAGCCATAGTCCTAAGCTATATAGCCAATATTAGTGATAGAGAATTCATAAAAGGATTTTCTTCAAATATCATATCCTTGCTAACTACTATCTTGGCAATTAATATTCCGACCAGTACTCTCATTGTGTCTGAAATAAATAGAATTAAAAATAAAATAGATATTCAACCAGAACCAACATTTGAAGAACTCAAACATGGATTAATAATGCAAATTGTTATTTTGATATGCTTATTCATAATTCAAATAATATGTAATTACATATCAGGAAAAATGCCTTTATTTATTTTCTATACAAATCTGATTTCTGATGCATTTGCAATCGCTGCTTTTCTGTATTATATAGAAATTATTTATGATTTAGGCATAGCATTATTCAACTTAATCAGTTATAAAACAAAATGAACATTATAGATTTACATAAAGACAATTACAGCATCGATAAGTATATTAGCCGATGCTGTAATATGAACCTCTTGGATATACTGGAAGATACCCAAAAAGAATTGGAACGCTTAAATGCAACTAATCTACGCGCCAAGCACTATCAGCCTTATGCCGATATGATGATGACTTATAAATACTCCATACAAGAAATATATGAGTTTTTGAATGGAGCTCCCATAGGTATCATATCGGAACGGAACAGAGAGCGTATCACCCCACTACTGAATCATTTGAAGATAAAGGTGGAGTAGATTCCTTTTTGAAAAGATGTTCTTTGATTCCGTTAATCAGCATTTCTGTTTCTATCAGTCTTTCCATCAGATCAGCTTCATAGGAAGCAGTTAAGTAAGGATTGGTAATCGTGCCAATAACGGTAATTCTATGACGGATGCTCTCTAGTTCAAGCAAAAGTACATGAGCTTTGTGTATTCTTTCTAACATCATAACAACAATTTTTAAGTTTTGACAAATATAATGAATATGAATCAAATAATTGCTGACTGCTCATGTCAGTGGAAAACTCCAAACCATTGTTCCCTCACCCCTGCCTGCAAAGGCTGGGGGTGTCGGTTCCTTGCCACTCCCATAGATAAGTTGCCGACCACCGACAAGGAGAAAGCAAAACTGTTCTCCAAGGTGTACCGGGAAGCGAAAGAAAAGGGGGTACTGGAATGTCCGCACTATCGTTCGCTTTTCATCGACGAGGTTCTAGAGAACATTGAGAAAAGTAACGTTATACAACAAAACATGAGCTGATTTTTCCTATTTATTGTCGACATCAGATTTAAACCAGCCTATAAAGAAGTGATACACAGATTATAGTGGTATTTCCAATACTATAAGTCTAGTTTAGTTTTTGTGTGAAGCACTTCCTCCGTAAGCGAACGTTGGAAGTGCTTTTTACATATCAACACTATTTAATCCACAA